GTCAGGGAAAGTCTTATGCAGGCGTGAATCTATTGCCTGAAAGTACTCATCACTTCGCGGGTCAGTTCCCGAACTGACTAGTTTTTGATGCAGCCCTAGTGCGTAGCTGGTAACTTCCTCATACCCCTGTGCTCCGAACCACTGGTTTTTTGCCTGCCAGCGCAGTGTCTTTTCGTCCGGTTGAACAGCCTGGGGGACGGGCTGTTCTCTTTGTACAGTATCTGAAACTGTTTGTAAAGGAGTTGGGCGGAAATTTTTAATCGACTCCAGTTTTAACTTGGCTTCGGTCAATGCTTCCTGTGCCGCAATAATAGCGTCTGTATCAAACGCCTCTTGCGCTTCCTTGTACTGGCGACGTACCGCAGCCAATTCCGCTTCAGCCGCAGCTTTGGCAGTCTCGGCATACTGGACAGTGCCGTTGTCCACATACTGTTTGAGTTGCTGGTTCTCAGCCAACAACTGCTGAGCAAAGCGTTCAAGCTCCTGCTTCTCCCGCAGCGTGGCTTCCTTGGCACGGCGCTCATCATGGCGTGCGTGCGTCAATTCTTTAATGCGACCCTTTACCTTGTCCGAGTACGACTCAATCTCGTCTTCGGTGGGATCTTCGACTTCCCGCTCCAGCGGCTTGCGCCCCCGGTCTTGTTCGGGCGTATCGTCAACAATCTCTACTTCAATGTCTTCTTCGCTGGCTTTTGTCACTTGGACGCCGCCGCCCTCATCGGGAAATTTGTATTCATCCATGTGTTACTCCTTATGCGCGGCTAATGCCACGGGGGTCTTCGACAACTCCTTCCACCTGATCGTCATTGATCACACGGAACTCGCGGCCAAAGATTTTCAATCGCGTGCCGGAATAGGCACGTACTAAAACAAAATCGCCTTCCTTGCACCAAGCGCCGGATGCAAACTTTGCGGGGTCTTTGTATGCGTCAGGTCCGAGTTTGACTACAAAAAGCACCGTTGATGCAGGCTCTTCCTGTTTGTTAAACATGTCGGGTTTAACAATCTCGGTTCCCTCAAACGTTTCATCCATCTCAGGCACAGCGCAAAGAATCTTCCACCCACTTGGAGTAGGAATTGTCTTTGCTTTTTGATCCGGCGTAAGTTCTTCAGTCATTGGCTTCGTCCATTTTTTTAGCAAGGTCGATGATATAACGCTCTGCGATGGCTAGACCTTGAATGACACCACAGAGTTTCCGATACTCCTCAAAAGACTGACATGCGCCGTTAGCCAAATCATCGGCGTAATTGTTCAGATCTTCGCGGATCTTTTCGCGCAATACGCGGGCAAAATCTTGAATCACGATTTATTCTCCGGTTTGCGTTGTTTAGCCTGCTCCATTTGCACGGCTGTCTGCGCCTTGTGCTTGGCGATATCTGAACCAATGCGCAGCCCCTCGATCTCATGCTGGGCTTCTTGCTTAGCTTTGCTCTCTTGGATCTGCGCACCCATCTTCATACCGGCAAGCTCTTTATCGCTTGCCATCTTCTCTCTATCTAGCTCAAGCCGCGCCTGATCCAGCGCCGTCTTGCCAGCCTGCGCCTGTGCTTGGGCTTGTGCCGCCTGCGCCTGCGCCGCTGCTGCCTGCATCTTTAACTGCATATCCTGCTGCTTTATCTGTGCATCAAGCTGGGCTTTCTGCGCATCGAGCTGTATCCGCGCTTGTGCTTCCTGTTGCTTCATCTGCAACTCTTGCTGCTTGAGCTGAAGCTCCTGCATCTGCATTTGGATCAGCGGATCTTGGGCTTGTTGCTGCGCCTGCTGCTGGGCTTGCTGCGCCTTGTTCTGATCCACCACCTGCTTGGACGCTTGGGCAATCAAGTTAGAGAGCGCGTACTCGGCTTCTGGCGGCAGATCATCGTCGTACTTGGGCAGCGCAGCGCCAAGCTGCTGCTCGACCTGATAGCGATACAGGAACCCGGCGTGCTCGGCAATGTGCTCCATGAGAGCGGCTGAGATCTGCTGCGCTTTCGGGTTCTGGCCGAGTGCCTGCGCAATCGTGGGATCTTGGATCATCGCCATATGCACTTGGATGTGCGACTTGTGATCCTGGTAGAAGAACGCCTTGACCGGCTCGCTCTTCATGAGGTTCATGTTCTCCGTAACCGGATCGCGCGGCTTCATGTCCTCTGGCAGCGGCACCAGCTTGTCTGCGTGCTTAACGCCAAGAATCTCCAACATCTGCCGGTGCAACTGTGGCAGGTCGTAAATGTCCGGTGCCATCTGCGCCATCTGGATGACGGCTTGGTACTGAACAACCCGCTGGCTCAACGTCGCCGCGTTCGGATCGCTGACGGGGATAATGTCTACATGGTTGTAGTCAGACTTCTTCGCCCTGCGTGGACCCTCTTCTGGGTCGTAGTCATACTCTGGGTCGGTCTCGTCTTTAATAATCTGCGCCAGCAAGCGCAGTTCTTGCTTGAAGCTGTAGTGCAGACGTGCCTGCACCGCCGTCATTACCTTGAGCTGGCGCTCCAACAGAGCGAGCGTGGTCCCCACTGGAGCTTGAGCCGACATGTCACTAACTTGCATGTCAGCCGTGGCTGCGAACCGCCGTCCCTCATCCACAATGGTGGAGAGTAACTGATAGAGGACATTCGATGGTTCTTTGTATGGCAGCGGAAGGATGTTGTCCCGTAGTGCTCCCGAACCGACATCAACATCACGCCATTCTCCTGGGGCAATCGGCGTATCGTCGCCTTTAATGCGCAACCCACGGGATTTCAAACCGCCCGGTAGATTAGATAGCGTCCCAGCGTCAACAAGCTGGCGCATAATACTTGTGGCCGATTTAGCAAACCCGCCAATCAGGTGGAATAACCCAAACCCATACGCGCCAAAGCCGGGGATGTAGTCGTACTTAACAAAGTGCTGGCGCTTTAAACAGAACTCATCGTCTTTACGCCAATTGCGCCGCACCGCCAATACATCGTTGGTGCCCTTGATGATAGTAATTACATACGGACGGGCAATACCCGTCTCTTCCCCATCGTCATCCTTATCTTCAAACCCGGCAATATCCAGATCAGCATGGACTTCGTATAACGTATAGCGGTCGTCGTTGAGATCGCTAAAGCCGGTTTCTTTATCTTTGGCTTTCTGAATATCCGTCTGCTCGCGGCTAGGGTCGGGCAACTCAATATCCCGGTAAAAACCGGCTTGTTGCAAACGCACAATCTCTTGCTCGGTTTTGCGCATAACGTGCGTGACGCGATAGCACGTGTCCATATCAGACGCGCCGTACGGCAGGATGATGTCCTCTGCCGGTACAAACATAGATACTTGGCGATCAAGCGCGGGATCAAAGTAAACTTTCTTGAATGCCGAGCCGGTTGCTGGCAAACTCCACAGCATGCGTTCATGCTCGGGCCTGAACTCGCGCATCACTTCCGTAAGCTCGTAGTTCATGTCGTCCTCAACTCGCTTAGCGGCTTCTTTCTTCTCTGGCGTCTCTTTACCCAGAATCTTGGTGCGCACCGGACCTTGCGCGGGGAACGACTCAGTGATAGCTTCAGACTGGAACCGTACAACGGCTTCCGTAATCATGGGGTGGAACACGCCACAAGCGCCGTTCCACGGCTCCGTGCGCTCTTCATACTGAAGACCCAGGAGTTTTAGCCCCTCTTTATAGGACTTCTCCCAGTCTTTGCGCGACCCACGGTCGTTCTCAATAGCCTCGGCTAGCTCGCCCGCCAGCATGTCCAGGTCGCCTGCATCAATATCGTCGGCAAGATTGGCGTGGAAGTCGTCTTCCTCTTCTTCTTTAGTAAGGCTGATCTCCAACGGGCCTGCCTTGATGTTGACCGCTTCAGGATCAACGATCTCAATCTCTATTGGCTCTTCTTGCGCGGCCAGCGTGTTGATGCCCTGCGGCATGCTGTAGAGCGACTTGTCGATATTAGTTGCCATTGTGTACCTTAATAGTATGCTGCGGCCCTGCGGCGGAAGATCGACGGCTCATCCCGTTCATCCGAATCCAGCGCAATAAACCCGCCTTGGCGGTATCGTAACAGGGCTTGGGTAGTCGTATCTACGTAGTCGTCATTTTCCCCAACGGGAAATGCCGCAATTTCTTCAATCACTTCACGTGCCCAGCGCGTATCTGGCGCCCAGACTTTTCCTGAATGAAATAAGTCACTTACCGCGTTCATCCGAACCATCTTGTCATTGCCACGGCTAGGCGAGAATTCCTGAACGGGAATGCCCATGGTGCGCAGCTCCTGGATAAGCGGAGCGCCCGCTGCTTTTTTCTCCACAATGAAGGCATCTGGATCCCACTCCTTCCAATGTTTGAGCGCTGTTGCCTTTAACTCAGGGAACGCCATCCGATCTTTGAAGGCATCGAGCAAAATCACCTGCGGCGAGTTGTTTTCTTCTTCGTTATAGAAGACGCCCCACGTAGTGCAAGCAGAATAGTCCGAATTGTTCTTCGTCTCGAACGCCGTATCCCACGATTGGATGATGTACTCACACGTGGGCGGGTCATCATTAGGCCAAATACGCCAATGTTTACGCGAAACAACCGCCGAAGTGTCAGCCGTGGGCTGCTGCATGTACTGCGCGTTCCAAAAACGCGGGTCCATATTGGCTTTTTTGCTTTTTAGCTGATCAAGCGGCCACTGCTCTGGCCAGAGCGACTTCTCCTGCTCAGTATCTTCGTTCAGGATGGCAGGAAGCTCGACAATCTCCCACTGATCAGCGTTCGGATTCTTGGTTTGGTAGTCGATCAGGCGCCCAGTCAGGTCAATGAGTGACCAACGGGTCATGATTACTATAATAGCGCCCCCTGGCATCAACCGCTGAAGCGGTCCTTGCTGGAACCAGTTCCACGCAGTATCAAAAGCCAGCCTAGAGTTGGCGCGAACGTCCTGTTCCGAGTGCGGATCGTCAATAACAAACAGATCGGCTCCGCGCCCTGCTAGCGCGCCCCCTACGCCTGCGGCGTAGTACTGACCACCTGCGGTAGTAGACCACTTGCCTGCGGCCTTCTGATCGTCTGCCACGCCTGTTTGGGGGAAAATCTCGGCGTACTCCTCGGAAGAGATCAAATTTCGGATGCGCCGCCCGAAATCCTCCGACAAACCCGCCGTGTGCGTACCCATGATGATCTTCTTTTCAGGGTACTTGCCCAAAAAGTAGGCAGGGAACAGGTAGGACGAGAACTCGGACTTACCCATACGGGGCGCGATGTTGATAATCACGCGCTTTTTGTCACCGGCAAGAACTGCCTCAAAGATCTTGGCCAGCTTTTTGTGGTGGGCGCCCACCTTGAACCCAGGATATACGGCGGTAGCGAACCCCAGCATGGAAGTTTTTGCCGCCCCTAGGCGTGCACGGTGCTCGCGCACTTGCAAATCTTCAAATAGCTCCATCTTGTCCTTGGTGGACATATGGGGCAGCGCCCGCTGGAGCGCCTGCAACTCGGCTTTGCTAAGCGTCGTGAAGCTGTTGGGATTCATTTACATCAACAACATCGACAACCTGCATAAAGCGATTGAGCTTTTCTTTAATGCGCGTCTCCAATTCGGAGTCCGACATATCGTTTTTCTTGATTTCGATCTTTTCAGTGAATAGCCCGACTTCCGTTACCTTGCCTAATAGCGCTAAAGCCTTTAGCCGAATGTTTGGGTTATTGCTTGTAGTCTCTTCAAGGATCTTAGCCACCGTATATCCACGCAGCTCTTTAGCCTGCTGCACAAACTCCCAGTCATAGGCCGTCAGCATACCCGTTAGCTGGCGCACCGCTAGGGGCGTCTTTAGCTCAACAAGCGCTTCCTTCTTCTTTTCGTTGTCGGTGACCGTGACCATCGCCTGGAACGCTTCGCGTGCGCTGGAAGTCTCTAGGCCGTCAACGATCTCTTCATCTGGCGTCACCCCCAACTGCTCCAGCCAGTCTGCCGTAGCGTATTGAGCCGACAGCACTTCGTTAGGCTGCGCTTTTTTGAGCGGCTTGAAGTCACCTGGGTCGGTGACGTCTGGTTCAAAGTCGGCAAGGTGGTTCAGCATGCCTGCAACTGTACACACAATCAGCGCCAATAGGCAAGTGTTGCGTTAGACAAGGGTATTTTTAAATTTTTGTAGTAGTGGGATGGGGGCGCGTTTTGCTTTGGTAGGGGGGTGTGTTGTGTATGAGGTTTTACAAAGTGTGCGGTGCGGGTGAAGAACAGTGTTCGTGGCGGCGCGACCGCGTCGGCCACGAACAGGGGGGTGGGGGGTGGGTGGGGGTCGGCCCAGGGCCGGCCAGGACGGCAAGGTTTGCCGGGGCAGCGAGGCCGGCATCGGGAGCATGGCCGGCTTCGCCGGCATCGGGAGCATGGCCGGCTTCGCCGGCATCGGGAGCACCCAGGCATCGGGAGCATGGCCGGCATCGGGAGAACCCAGGATCGGACCCACGCCCAGGCATTGCGAGGCATGCGGCAAAGTTTGCCGGCAATAATTGCCATGTCAATTGATTGACACGTGATCGGATGCTGTCAAACGAACGACCGAGTTATCCGGATCGGGCCAGGATGCGAGGGTTTGCCG